AAGGAGTCGATAAACCTATTTGCGAACATCAGCAAATTGGTTGAAAGTTAGTTGCAAGTTTTTCGGAGGATGAAAATGGGAACCATATGCGAAGCAACAGTAACAGACAAAGACGGGATCAAACATCATACCATCGGGAGCTGGTCGGAGTGCCTGGAATTCTGTGAGGCAATGCGCGAAAAGGACGAAACAATCAGCATCCAGATCAAGCCTGTTGAGAGAGATGTGAAATAGTTCTTCCTATTAGTATCCGGCGGAGGTTCTGCGAACAGGGGGATGGATTCCCCAAAATGGGCCTTGTATAGAGTATTAACGATTCACGCGTTCAGCGTGATGTCAGGTAACAGGACTGCTACAGCAAAACCGGGAGGGGGATCGGGGGAACAGAGGGAGGTTCCCCCGTTTCCGACGGACAGGGAGGAGCCACGGAATGGGATGGGAGTATGAGTCGCTGTTCAACGTCGCCCAGGATCCGGATGGGACGCAGCTGGATCTATGGTCAGCTCAGCCGACCGCGATCCGGGTGGGCCGTATGGGATACAGGACACGGACGACAATCGCCGGCGAGCGGCTTGAGGCGGAGGTATTCCCAATCTATGGACGGGCGGAGGCGGGACGGGCCAGAGCGGCGAAGGCCAACGTCACAAGAGAGGCACAGCAGAGGGCGAACGACAGACGGGCAGAGCGGAGACTGATCCTGCTGGCGGAGGCGAACTTCACCAGGGAGGATTATCACATGACTCTGACATATTCCGTGGAGCCGACGGAAGCCAGGGCGAAGAGAGACATCCGGAACTTTTTCGACCGGGTGTCGCGGATCCGGAAGAGACGCGGATTACCGGAGCTGAAATATATCTATGCAATGGGCGGAGGAGACGGGGCGGAAGAAAAGCGGATCCATTTCCACCTGATGATCAACGGAGGAATAAGCCGGGAGGAGCTCGAAGGGTGCTGGATGCAGACGCCGGGCGCGGGACGCGTCAACACGGACAGACTGCAACCGAACGAAATGGGGCTGGAAGAGCTGAGCAAATATTTTTTCCGCCAACACCGGGACCGGGCGAAACGGGAGGAGGGCGGAACAACAATCCGGAGATACAACGCGAGCCGGAACCTGAAGCAGCCGAAGAGCCGGACATCAGACAGCCGGTGCAGCAACGCCAGAGTGAGGAGGATCGCTCACGACATCCGGAACGAGGCGAAGACAGAGATGGAGCGGATTTATCCGGGGTATAGGTTTGTCGATTGCAGGGTATGCTACAGCGATGTGATCGACGGAGTATATATCCGGTGTATTATGCGGAGATTTGAAACGGGAGGAAGCACGAAATGACGGGACGGGAGCTGCTGGAAGATTACAGGCAGATGGTGCTTGAAGTGGACACGCTAGAACGGCAGTGTGCGTATATAAACCGGATTGTGGGAGGCCCTACACAGATAACAGGGATACAGATAACCGGCATGCCGCGAGGAACTAACGAACCAGAAGCCGCCCGCCTTCAGCGCGCGGACTATGTTACAGATGAGACTGATATGGCCATCCTCCGCAAACTGGAACAGCGAGTAAGTGATCTGACAGGGATGATGGATATGTGCGAAATGGTGCTGGACAGTGTGACGGATCAAAAGGCCAGAACGATCCTCCGGAATTATTATGCCCTAGGCTGGACGGACAAACGAATAGCAAGACTGATGAATTACGAGAGATCCAGCATAACAAAAATCAGGATGCAGGCTATGGATGCCCTGGATAAGCCTGTGAATTCAGGGAGTAAATAATCACACAATTCACAAAGGATTTATGATATAGTGTATGCGCAGACATAGGGTACACCTCCGGTTGAGCCTCCGGGCATGCTGACATACTGGCAGCCCGGAGGCTCGATTGACATGCGGAAAGGCAATCAAAGCGTGAATCGTGACGAACGAATAGAACATTTTTACACGAAAACAGCGTGGCGAAAGTGCAGAGCAGCGTTTCTGCAATCAAAAAGCGGATTGTGCGAATTGTGCCTGAAAAAAGGGCTGATTGTTCCTGCAGAGCATGTGCATCACATTAAGCCGATAACAACAGAAACAGTGGACGATCCGGAAATAACACTGAACTTCGGGAATTTGATGGCATTGTGCGAAGAATGTCATCAGGAGCAGCACAGGACGCACAGATGGCGATGCGGGCCGGATGGGCATATCACAATATAGCCCCCCTATCTGAAAAAACTACCGGAGCCGGCACAGGGCTGGGTTGAACCTCGGGAAAAAGCTCCGGGCGCGCGCACAAGGTTTTTGGAAAGTTTTTCCGGCCAATAAGATGATAGAGAATCGGGCCTAAACGGCCTGTTTTTTATCGCGAAAAACGGAGGATTTCTGAAAATTATCCAGGCGGAGGGGAAGATGGCAAAAGCTGTATCGAATTACAGAAAGCTGCTGAAATTCGGAAAGCAGTTCGAGGTTGACAAGGACGAAGACTACAAGGCGGCGGCCATGACCTATGCGGAGGAAGTCAACCTGATCGCACAGATGAGGACGCAGCTGGAAGAAGACGGGATGACGGTCGAAAAGGAATACGTCAAAGGCCGTCAGAACGTCTGCGTTCATCCGCTGATCACGGAGATACCGAAACATGTGGACTGTGCGAACCGGACACTTGGAATCATGGGAGACATCATCCTGAAGCGCGGAAAGAAGAAGCCGGAAACGGATGACGCGCTGGCGGAATTCCGGCTGTGACAGCGGGACGGTGCGACGGATGAGCGCGGAAAGAAGAAGCCGGAAATGGATGACGCGCTGGCGGAATTCAGGCTGTGAGACAGCGGGGCGGTGTGACGGATGAGCGCGGAAAGAAGAAGCCGGAAACGGATGACGCGCTGGCGGAATTCAGGCTGTGAGACAGCGGGGCGGTGTGACGGTTGAGCACGGAAATCAGGAAGCCGGGGAGCGAGATCCTGAACGAGAATGCGATCCTGACATACTACCAGGGCATCCGGGACGGAAGCATCGTCGTCGGGAGATGGATCCGCATGCTGTACGAGCGGATCATTGACGGCCTCGAACAGAAGGAATGGTATTCCGACCAGAGGAAAGCCAATAACTGCATCCGGTTTTTCGAGAAGTTCTGCCATCACAACAAAGGGCCGATGGCTCCGCAAAGGCTGAAGCTGAGCCTATGGGAGAGGGCGGCGCTGAGCCTGATTTTCGGGATCGTGGACGAACACGGATTAAGGCAGTTCACGGAAGTGCTGCTGATCGTCGGAAGAAAGCAGGGAAAGACGCTGCTGGCAGGTGGCGCAGGTACCTACGTCGCTTATGCCGCGGGAGAGTACGGGAGCGAAATATACTACCTCGCTCCGAAACTGGATCAGGCGGATCTGTGCTTCAGCGCGTTTCAGTTCAACGTCGATCATGAACCGGATCTCGCGAAACGGACGAAGAGCACAAAAAGCCGGGGACTGTTCGTCAAGGAGACGAACACGAACATCAAGAAGCTTCCGTTCGCGGACCGGAAAAGCGACGGTTATAACCCGATGCTGTACGTGGCGGACGAAATCGCAAGCTGGCCGGGTGACCGCGGGCTGAAGCAGTGGGAGGTCATGACGTCCGGCACAGGCGCAAGACGGGAGCCGCTGGGACTGGCCATCAGCTCTGCGGGATACGAGAACGACGGGATATACGATGAGCTGTTCAAACGCGGGACAGCATTTCTGAACGGGAACTCACGGGAAAAGCACCTGCTGCCGATCATCTACATGATCGATGATCAGGACAGATGGGACGACATCAACGAGCTACGGAAGAGCCTTCCGGGGCTGGGCGAGAGCGTGAGCGTGAAATTCATCCTGAAGGAAATTGACACGGCACACGAGAGCCTGAGCAAGAAAACCGAATTCCTGACGAAATACTGCAACATCAAACAAAATTCCAGTCAGGCGTGGCTATCGTCGAAGGATGTGAGGAAAGCCTTCAGCGGCGGATACGGTCCCGGATGGGAAAAGGGAGACGAGGCGGAGCCAAACCGGATGACCTTCGAGGATTTCCGCCATATGTACGCGCTGGGAGGAATAGACCTTTCGCTAGCGGTTGACCTGACGGCCGCGGTCATCGTGATCGAGAAGGACGGCATCAGCTGGTTCGCGACACAGTTTTTCATGCCCAGGAACAAAGTGGAGGAAGCGACGCAGCGCGACGGACTTCCCTACCAGATCTACGCGGAACGCGGATTGCTGACGCTTTCCGGGGAAAACACGGTGGATTATCATGATGTGCACGACTGGTTCCGGATGCTCGAACGCGATTATGAGATTCTGGCGCTGAAAGTCGGATATGACAGATATTCGGCGTCGTATCTGGTACAGGAAATGCAGACGGACGGATATGACATGGAATCAGTCAGCCAGGGATCCAACCTGACCGGCGTCCTGATCGACATGGAAGGCATGATCAAGGATGGAAAACTGAAGTGCATCAACGATAACGACCTGATGAAAGTGCACATGCTGGATGCGGCGCTGAAATTTGAAGAAGGGACCAACAGAAGGCGGCTGATCAAGCTGACCGCGAAACAACATATCGACGGCATGGCGGCGCTGAGTGATGCGATCTGTATGCGCCATAACCATTACGAGGAAATGGCGGCACAGCTGAGCAACGAGAGGTGATTAAAATGGGACTGATAGAACGGATTTTCGGAAGGCAGCCGAAATCAGCGAGCGCGGAAGGAAGATTCGAGACGCTGACCGCCTATATGCCGGCGTTCACAAGCTGGGGCGGACAGATCTATGAATCGGAGCTCGTGCGGGCCGCTGTGGACGCGATCGCAAGGCACGTCGGAAAACTGCAGTACAGAGTCACCGGGACCGCGAGGCGCAAGCTGTACACCGCGACGAAGAGCGCGCCGAATCCGTGGTATACGTGGCCTCAGTTCCTCGAACGGTGTTCAAACATCTACGAGGTGCAGAACAATCTTTTCATCGTGCCGATGCTGGATGATCTGGGGGAAGTCGTGGGATTCTTTCCAGCGATGCCGAATCAGTGCGAAGTCGTGGACAGATCGGGAGAGCCGTATCTGAAATATGCTTTTGTGAATGGTCAGCGGCGAAGTGTCGCGCTGAGAAGATGCACAGTCATCACAAAGCATCAGCTGAAGGACGACTTTTTCGGAGAGAAAAACACGGCACTGATGCCGACCATGGAACTGGTTAACATGGTGAACCAGGGCATCATGGAGGGCGTCAAAAACGGCGCGACATACCGGTTTATGGCGCAGCTGCCGGGGAAGTCCTTTGACGAAGATCTGAGAAAAGAACGTGAACGCTTCGACCGGAACAATTTTCAGGGCGGAGGCGGAGGACTTCTTCTGTTCGGGAACCAGTTCACGAACGTTCAGCAGCTCAAACAAGAGGGATACAAGGTCGATGCGGATCAGCAGAAGCTGATTCGGGATAATGTCTGCAATTATTTCGGCGTATCCGAGAAAGTCATCCGAAACGAGGCGACCGGCGACGAGCTGGACGCCTTTTATAACGGAGCCGTCACGCCGTTCGCGATTAAGCTTTCCGACGCGATGACGCGCATGGTATACAGCGAGCGGGAGATCAACAGCGGGAACGCGATCATGTTCGCCGGCGACCGGCTGCAGTACATGACGGTATCCAGCAAGATTTCCATGGCGCAGATGCTGGGCGACCGCGGAATTCTGATGATCGACGAGATCCGGGCGCTGTTCAACTATGAACCGCTTCCAGATGGCGTCGGGCAGCATGTACCTGCCCGCGGTGAGTATTACTTTGTGGATCAGGGCAAGGACGATACGACAAACACGCTGAACAGCCAGGGCGGCGCGAAGGACGGCGCGGGCGGAGACGCGAAGAACGGAGACGCCGGAAAAGCGAAGAACGGCGACGGCGGAAAAGCGAAAAAAGGCGACGACGGAGGCGCGGGAGACAGCGAGGGAGCCTGAGGGCGTAACGTCAACGCGAAACAATACGAAAGCCGCGCGCCGGACGGACCGGCCGGCGCGGAGAAAAAGACGGTGAGCCGGACAAAGTACGGCAGACCGGAGGGAAGACGGAGGGGAAGACATGGACAGGGAGATTCGGAGCCTAGAATTTGATATACAGGCACAGGACCGCGACGACGCGGATCGGCGCGGACGGATCACAGGGACGCCGATCGTATTCGATCAGGTAACGGACCTTGGATGGTATCAGGAAACCATCGCCCGCGGCGCGCTGGACAACTGCGACCTGCGGGACGTGCGGTTTCTGGTGGGCCACAACACGAGCGGGATTCCGCTGGCCAGAAGCCGGAACAACAACGGCAGCGGCACCATGCAGCTGAGCGTAACAGAGCGCGGCATGGAAATCCGGGTGGATCTGGACATTGACGGGAACCCGGAAGCAAAATCGCTTTACTCTGCGATCAAACGCGGCGACATTACCGGGATGTCGTTCGCGTTTATCGTTGATAAAGAGCGCTGGGACGACATCGACACCAATTGCCCGAAGCGGACGATTCTCAGCATCCGCAAGGTATTCGAGGTGTCGGCAGTCACCTTCCCGGCGTATGAAGGCACGGACATTCAGGCCGCTTCCGAAGGCGATCCGCTGGACAGCGTGAGAGCCTCGCTGGAGAGCGCAAGGAAGCAGGCGGAGGAGGACCGGGCCAGAGAGGCCAGCCAGGAACGCCGGAGGGCGCTGATGGAATGGCTGAGCAAATACGAACAGGAGGAAAAGTCGGATGTTTGATTTTTCCGAAATGAACGGAGAGCAGCTGAAGGACCGGAAGGCGGAGCTGCTGGAGGAGCTGCGGGGACAGACCGCAGAGGACATCGAAGAGCGGGACATCCTGCCGGAGGAGGAAATCAAGGCCAGACAGGCCGAGGTGGAAGCCATCGACGCGGAGATCGAAGCCCGCAGGGCCGCCGCCGCCGAGGAAGCGCGGAAAGAAGAAGAAATCGCCCGGATGCCGGGCAAACCTGTCATTGAGGAGGAAAGAAAGATGAATTTCAACATCGAATCTCCGGAATACCGGGAACTGTGGCTGCGCAGGCTGCAGGGGAAGCTGACCGAGGAAGAGACGCGCGCCTACGCGTCCACCAGTACCAACGCCGTACCGACGCTCGTGGCGGACAAGTTCTTTGAGAAAATGAAGAAGCTGGCGCCGATGCTGAGTGAAATCACCCTGCTTCGCGTCGCCGGCAACCTGAAGTTCGTGGCGGAGGGCGTCCGGAACACCGCGACCGCCAAGCACGTCGAGAACAGCGCCATGACGCCGGCGGCGGATACCACCGTATCCGTTACCCTGGGCGCCTACGAGTTCATGAAGGTCATTCAGATCAGCAGAACGGCTCTGATGATGAGCATCGACGCCTTTGAGGGATGGATCGTTGACATGCTGGCGGGAGACATCGCCCGCTCCATCGACGACTACATCCTGAACGACGCCAGCAACGGCGTTGCCGCGCTGACCTTCACCACCGGAACCAACCAGATCCTGAACACCGCAACCACCGGATACACCTACGCGAACATCTGCGACCTGATCGCGCTGCTTCCGGCGGCCTACGACGCAGAGGCGAAGTTCCTGGTGAACAAGGCCACCCTGTACGGAAAGATCGCGCAGATCGTGGACAGCACCAAGCGCCCGATTTTCGTGCCGGACACCGTGAACGGGATCGGCGGACGCCTGATGGGCTATCCGGTCATCGTGGACGATTACGTATCGACCGCGGACAACGCCCTGTATCTGGGCAAGTGGACGGATGTCGTCGGCAACCTGTCCGAGGATGTTCATGTGGATGCTGACGAGAGCGCCGGATTCACGGCGAACGCGATCGTGTATCGCGGCGTAGCTGCGTTCGACAGCAAGCCCGCGAAGGGTGATGCCATCGTGCGGCTGGTCAGCACCGCTTCCTGATGATTCTCAAGGCGACGGCCTGAGGATATGCCGGAGCATGATTTCGCCCTTTTCCATGCTCCGGCGCTTTTCCATAAAAGGGCGGGAAAGGGGCAAAGATGAAAACGATGATTGCTGTGCCGTGCATGGATTCCGTACAGACGGAATTCTGCCGGAGTATCTGCGAAATGAAACGCCTTGGAAGCGTACAGTTCAATTTTACATCCTGTTCCCTGATCTACCAGGCGAGAACAGACCTCGGGCGGATCGCCATCCGCGAGAAACCCGATTATGTGATCTGGCTGGACAGTGACATGATCTTCCCGGATACGCTGATGGCGGATCTGATGGACGACATGAGGGGCAGGGACATCGTGACGGCGGTATATCATATGCGAAGACCGCCGTATACGCCGGTTCTGTGGTCGAAACTGAGGCCGGGACTGACGCCGGAAGAGATACAGACGGAAATCGCAACCGATTACCCGGAGAATCAGATTTTCGAGGTGGAGGGATGCGGATTCGGCGCTGTGATGATGCGGGCGGAGGTCCTTCAGTCGGTCGCGGATAAATATCATTCCTTGTTTGAGCCGCTGCCGGGATTCGGAGAGGATCTGAGCTTCTGTATAAGGGCCAGAGGCTGCGGATATCAGATATGGTGTGATCCGCGTATTCAGGTCGGACACAAGGCCGCAACCATCGTTTCGAAGGAAACTTTCAGGGCATATCGGGAAAAAGTCGGGGATCAACTCTGACGACGGAGGGAAAAGATGCTGACGGAATGCAAACTGGCGCTGCGGGTGACGGCGGCGGCCTATGAGCCGGAGCTTTGCTCCCTGATGGCAGCCGGCGCGCGCGATCTGGAAATCGCGGGCGTGATCCTTCCGGGTACGGTTTCGTTCGCCACGACGGGTAACGGGATGCAGGACAACAGCACCCTGAATGACGCGCTGGTTATGCGCGCCATTTTCACCTATGTACGGATGCACTTCGGAAGCCCGGCAGACTATGATAAACTGGCGGAAGCCTACGAACTGCAGAAAGTGCAGCTGATGCACGCCACCGGATACACCGACTACGGGGAGGACGACAGCAATGGTTAGAGCCAGCGTGGCGGACCTGATCAAGGTCAGCCCGGAGGCCGCCGGCGTCGGAACCGACCGGGAGGAGATCCGGCGGCAGGTATACTGTACGGTGAAGTCCATCGGACAAACCGAGAAATACATGGCACTGGGACAGGGCCTGAACCCGGAAGTGAAGGTGATCCTTGATCACGAATTCGAGTACGACGATGAACCGCTGTGCGAGCTGGAAGGGATTCTGTACGACATCAAGAGGACATATGTCACGGATTCGGACAGTATCGAACTGACGCTGCAGCGGGTAACCCGGAACGCGAAGGCGGTGACGTGATGGGAGAGGAATATGAGGCGCTGGTTCAGGCGCTGCAGCAGACGAGCATTCCCTTCGCGGAATACGCCTGGAAAACACGGCCGGAGGGAATCTACGGAGTCGTAACGCTGGACTTTGAATCCGAATCGCTTGACGGGGATCAGGAAAAGCTTGACCGGACGTTCAGCGCGTCCATCGACGTGTTCTTTCCGGAGCTTGCGCAACGGGAGAACATCGTGGAAGAGATTGAATCCGTTCTTCGCGGACTGTGCCTGACATCGTGGGAGCTGAACAGTAACCAGTATGAAACTGAAACGGGCCTTTTTCACATCGAATGGGTCTGTGAGGTGATGTAATGGGATACGAGATCAGCATGGACGGGATGGCGGAAATCAGTTCAATGCTCGAACAGCTGCAGGATAAAGCGGAAGGCGCGGCTTCCCGCGGACTGTACCGCGGCGCGAGCGTGATGCAGAAGGCCATCCGGAAAGAGATGGACAGCGTAAAAACGGAAGAGTTCAAATACGCGAAGAACGGGGAAACGCGGCTTCCGTCACCGGAAGAAAAGGCGGTTCTCGAAAAAGCGGGGATCGGCATCGCGAAGTTCGACAGGAACGGAGCGGAGGTGAATACTTCCGTCGGTTTCAATCAGAGCGGATATGCCGATGTGGAATTCACACACATGAAAAGCGGATCCCGGACGAACTATAAGGGCGTAAAGCTGAAGGGAAGCGCGCACACATCCAGCAGCCTTCTGAAGGCCATGGGCATCCAGTCCGGCGGGAAGAATCAGAAACCGATCGGCGTGATCGCGAACGCGATCAACAGCGGAACATCCTTCATGAAGAAACAGCCTTTCGTGAGAAAGGGAGCGGCAGCCGGAAAAGGTAAAGCTGAAGAGGCGATCAGGGAGCAGATCGAAAGCGACCTGCAAGCCATCATTAACAAGGGGGACAAGAACGAATGAAACCGAATATCGGAATGGTATGCGCCGTTGCGGCGCCTATTACGAATTATCCGACGGCATCCACACCGGAATACGGGGATGGGTTCGTGGTCAGCGAGGCCAGAGGCGCGACGCTGACATGGGAAACCGCCGACGGCGAGTTTTACGGGGACGATATCCTGCTGGACAGCGACATGGGTATCCGCGGATACACGCTGGACTTCGAGAGCGCCGGCGTGAATGCCGATGTGCGCGCGAACCTGCTGGGCGAACTGAAGATCAAGGGATCGGACAACCAGTATTTCAACCGCATCAATGCTTCCGAACCGCCTTTTGTCGGATTCGGATTCGTGCGGGTCATGCGTTCCAACGCCGGCGGAAACGTCGTAGAAACGTATGAAGCCTGGGTTTTCCACAAGATGAAATTCCGCCTGAACAACGAGGAAACCCGGACGAAGGAGAAAAACATCGAATGGCGGGTTCCCACGCTGCACGGGAAGGGCTACGGGCTCGTGATCGACAACACCGGGAAACCGTCCTTTGCCGATCACAAGGACTTCACCAGCCTCTCTGCGGCCATCGGACACATCCGGAACGCGCTGAACTGCGTGGAAGGAGAAGTGGTTCCGGGTGATGGCGGTGAAGAAGTGGTGGAAACCGAACCCGCCGGGGGCTGATCCATCCAGAGAGTAAAATACATACAGGAATCGGGAGGCATGTTCTTTGAAAACACGCCTCCCGATTTTTGATATGAAAGAGAAAAAAGGGGAAAGGAAAATGGGCAAAATCATCCTGAAGGGAAGAGAAATCCCGCTGATCTACACCACCTATGAAATGAAGCTGATACAGGAGCGCATCGGGCCGCTGGCGGAGGCGATCGGCAAGGTATACGGAGCGACAGACGAAAAGGCCGTCCGCGGGAACTACGGACAGCCGGAACAGCTGGAAGCCATGGCAAAGATGATCTGCATCCTTGGGAACGCGGGACTCGAAGAAGCCGGGGAAAATCCGGATCTGGAAGAAAAGAAGATCCTGCGGGCCATCCGGCCCAACGCGATCACCATCGCGCAGATGGTGAACGAGATTCTGAACACGCTGAATGAGGGAATGGCGAGCGAAATTCCACAGGAGAAAAAGGATGGGCCGGTGGATGTCGTTCTGGAAGAAATTAACAAAAAAAAAGAGAAGGTAAGCTAACATATCTGACGGTTGTCAGCTGGGGTTTAATCGCCGGGCTTCGACTGGATGAAATTCACCGTATGCGCCCTGGGGCCGTCATGGATTTGTTCATATATCGCCGGAACTACGATGATGTGATGCACTGGATCACACGGGAGGCATAAAGCAGAAATGGCAAACGCAAATGTGAATATGTCGGTTTCCGGCATACAGCAGTTCAAACGGGATATCGGTACGGCTGAATCATCCGTCAGGACCCTGAACGCGGAAATGAAGCTGGCGGAGGCGCAATATAAGCAGACCGGCGATCAGGAAGCCTATATGCGCGCCAAAACGGAGCTGCTGAAGAAGAAGATCGAAGAACAGCAGAAAGCAGTTGACGCGGCGGAAAAAGCGCTGAAGACCATGACGGAGAACGGCGTGGATCCATCGAGCAGGGCCTTCCAGAGCATGAAGGAGAAGCTCGCGAGCGCCAAAGCGAACCTGCTTGACACGAAAACACAGCTCGATAACGTCGGGACCGCCAGCGGAGAGGCGGAGACGAAGACCGGCGAGCTGAATACACAGCTGGAAAGCGTGGCGAAGCACGCCAATTATGATGCCGTCATCGAGGGGATCGGCAAAATTACGGGCGGCATGGAAGCCGCCGCCAAAAAGGCATTTGAGCTGGGTCAGGCGCTTGTCCGGAACACGCTTGGAGCCGGAGCGTGGGCGGACGAGCTGAAGACGACCGCGGATCAGTACGACATCACGCCGGAGGAGCTGCAGCGCGTCCGGAAAACCGCGGATCTGATCGATACCAGCGCGGAAGCCATCGTCAAGGCGCGGCAGCGGATGATGCGCGGCGTCGGCAAGGGGACCAAGGAAACCATGGCCGCGCTGGAAAATCTCGGCGTCGAATACGTCGGGGACGCCGAGGATTCCTTCTGGAAGGCCGGAGAGGCCATCATGAAGATGGGCGATGAGGCGGAGCGGGAGGCCGCCGCAAACGCGCTTTTCGGGAAGAGCTGGCATGACCTTCTGCCGCTGTTCAAGGCGGGCCGGGAGGAATACGAGAAGACCATGGCGGCGCAGAGCGTGGTCACGGATGACGCGCTGGACCGTCTGGGCAAGATGGACGATCAGTATCAGAACCTGACGAACGAGATCGAAACGCTGAAGATGGAATTCCTTTCCGGACTCGCGCCGGCCACCACGGAAGTCATGGAAACCCTGACCGGGCTTGTGAAGGAATTCAACAGCTATCTGCAGAGCGAAGACGGACAGGCCATGATGCAATCGCTGAGCGACGCGGTAAAGGCGCTGTTCAGCGATCTTTCCAAGGTGGATCCGGAAGCCGTCATGAACGGCGTAAAGGACGTGCTGGGCGGGATCACAGACGGCCTGAGATGGCTGATGGAGAACGCGGAGGCGGTCAAGACCGCGCTGCTTGGAATCGTGGCCGCATGGGGCGCGATGAAGATCGGGAGCGGCGTTCTGCAGGTACTGAAGCTGATCGACGGCATGAAGTTCCTGAAGAACAATCCGAACATTCCTCTTCCGGGAGCCGGAGGCGGAGGCGCTGCGGGCGGCGGAGGAGCCACCGCCGCGGGAGCCGGGAAGACCGCGGGAGGCGGATTCCTGGCACGGGCAGCCAGCATGGCCGGAGCCGGAAGCACACTCGCGGTGACAGGGACGCTTGCGGGGCTGGGCGTCGCCGGATACGCCGGCGCGAAGATGATCGAGGCCAACCTGAACGACGAGAATCTGAACGCGATCTACGGCGACAACGGCGGCACCGGCGACCTGATCGAAACCATGGGCGAAAAGGCGACGAAAGCCGCGGCGGCCTACTGGCAGGTTTACAGCGACGAAATGAAAGCCGGATCCGAGGAAGCATTCAACGCCCGCGACGCGCTGTTCGCGGCGCTGAGCGATGAAGGCTACGAGAACGCGGAACAGGGCGTCAGCTTCCTTGAAGGGATCTTCGACGAGGCACTGAACGGAACGGACTGGGATGGCCTTGTGGAAAAGGCGAACATCCTGAAACCGGAACTGTTCCGGACAGAGGGCGAAAACGCGGACGCGGCGATGGCGGAGGGACTGGACGCACAGGCGGAAAAGGTTTCCGGCGTGGCCAGAGTCATCGGGGAGAACGCGGCCATTGGACTCGCGAACGGCATCAACGCGGAAGCCGATACCGCCATAGAAGCCGCGGAGAAGATGGCGGATCAGGTGGCCGAAACCATCCGGGACGCGCTGAAGATCCAGAGCCCGTCCAAGGTCATGGAGGGCCTGGGCGAATTTGTAAGCCGCGGATTCGCGGACGGCATCGAATCAGGCGTCGGCGGCGTCATGAGCGCGGTCAGAAACATGTCGAAGGTCGCACGGTCCGTGAACGGCGAACCGGGAAGAGACGACGGCGTGACCACGGGAGAAGGATATCCGAGAATGATCCGAACCAGCACGGAAGACGGAAGGCCGATCGAGATCCTGATTACGACGAATACGAACCTCGACGGGCGCAATATTGCGAGCGAGGTAAGCCGGTACGTCGCATCCGGGATTGATTACCGGCTGACAAGGATATAAAGCGAGGCGAAAACATGGAAACCCGAACAGAAGTATACCTGAACGGCGTATCTCTGAGCAGCGTCCATCCGGCGATTGTCGTGCAGGGCGTGAAAGAGCCTCCGCCCAGCTGGGATATACCGGCCACACCCAGAGGATGGAAAGAGGGGCAGCAGCCGGGGAAGACAGAGAAGAAATACCGGGACATCATCATCACTTTCGGTGTGCTGATCCATGAGGACCTGTCCGCGCGGGCGAACGCCATCCAGAGCGTGAGAGACTGGGCGGCGGACGGAGGATGGCTGGGCATCAGCTACCGGAACCGGCAGCGGATTTATGTGCGGCTGATGACCATGCCGGAGGTCAGCATCCTCAGCAAATGGACGGAGACATACGAGCTGACCTTCCGGGCGTGGGAAGTGACGGAATGGGAATACCGGGACGCGGACAGGATCCGGATCAGCGGAGCCAGCGGAAGCGGGAACCTGAAGATGAAGGGTCGCGGCGGAAAACTGCGGGCGGAGATCACCAACAGCAGCGGATCCACCTGCAACACGGTCAGCATTACCTGCGGATCGGAGAGCATCGCCTTTTCCTCGCTCGGACTGGCCAACGGCGAAAAGCTGATCCTCGAATACAGCGAGAAGGACCGGCAGATCATCGAGATCGAGAACAGCGGAGGAACCCGGAGGAGCGCCCTGGGCGCGAGAACGGCGGCATCCAGCGATGATATCCGGCTTTCCGGCGGGCTGAATACGATCAGCGTATCCGCGGGAGTCAGCCTGGCATGGAATCTTTACGCATACGGGAGGGTCAGCGGATGAAGAATCCTGTATTACTGAGCGGAAAAACCATGACGCCGGCGCAAAAGCTGTATCCCGTTTCCATGAGCCTGAGCCTGAAGGCGGACGAAATCAGCACCTGCACCATGCAGATGGACGCGGACGCGCCGGATATCGCGCTCGGAAGCTGGATTCAGATCTGGGCTCCGAACGGCACAATGTGCGTCATGTACGTCAAGAGCAAACAGCGGGAATACACCGGGGACGGATATACCATCTCCATGGCCCACACCATCGGACTGCTGGAAGAGATGATCGCCTTCGGAGAGTTCGGCCCGGAGGAAATGGGCGGGAGCAACGGCGTCGTTGCCGCGAATACGGCCATCGCGTTCCTGCTGAGCAAACAGACGGAAGCCTGCTGGACCATGACGGAATGCGACTTTGCGAACGTCAGCCAGGGATGGAAATTCACGAACACGGACATCTACAGCGCGATCCGCGACATCATGGGCGCGATTCTCGACTGCCAGCTTGAATTCGATCAGACATCGCTCCCATGGAAGATGAAGCTGAAGGCGTGGCCGCAGGACGCAACCATGGAGATGAGGCGGAACCGGAATATCGGAACGCTGAATTATTCCATGGACCGCAGTTCGATGTATACGAGGGTTTATCCCGTCGGGCAGAATAACCTGACGATCGGCGATGTGAACAACGGCGTGAATTATCTGGACCGGAACACGGACAGATTCGGCGTCGTGGCACAGGTCATCATGGACAGCACCATCGACAGTCCCGCACTGCTGAAGGCATGGGGGCAGAAGATGCTGAAGAAGAACGCGGAGCCCTCCGTGACCGTTTTCATCACCGGGAAGGAGCTTTTCGAGGAAACGGGGGAAACGCTGGATCAGCTCACTACGGGGCGGATCTGCAGGGTTCCGCTGCCGGAATTCCAGGACGAAGGCGGGAATGATTTCATCGTCAATGAACGTCTGATTGAAATCAGCTGGCCGGACACGGTGGCGGACGATCAGAACGTGAATGTCACACTGGCGAACGAGCACAAAACCATTCAGGGCATCCTGAACGACATCGCCCGCGGCGGAGGAGCCGGGGGAAGCAAAAGCGCGGCCAGCACCGGAAGCCATCTGAAGAAGGAGAAGGAAGAGCGGGAAGCGGCGGAGGAACGGACCGAAACCCATTTTGAACAGTCGGATAAGCGGATCGGGATGGTCGCCGGCATCGAAAACGTCAGCTCGGACAAGCTCCACAAGAACTACGCGAACCGGGCCGCCTTCCCGAAGACCGGGCAGGAAGGACATTACTACAAGGACAATCAGACGGGGCAATGGTACCGATACCGGAACGGCGCATATGTACAGTGCCAGATGAGCCAGGACGAAAAGGAAGGCTATTACTATAAAGCCGGGGAAATCGCGCTGGCCATCAACGACGACGGAGACACCGAAGCGAAGATCGACGCGGACAAGGTATACATCGGAAAAATCGGAGCAGACACTAAGAAATACCTGCATCAGCTCGCTGCAGACATGGGAGCGGGAACGGGCGTATTCGCACAGTATCTGACTGTGGCAACGCTGAGCGCGGATACCATCAAATCAAAAATCGGTGAAATTAATCAGCTGGACGCGAACAGCCTTTCCGTAACCGGCTTGATCGTCGGCGACAGAGCGGATCCGATCGCGGAGATCAATCCGGACGGACAGGCGAAATTCGCCATGATCGAGCTCGGAGACGATCAGGACATGGTGCAGGTCGTGGATGCGGACGTTTCCGGGAATACACTGAGAATATGGAAGGTGGGAGACGGCGCAACGCCATCTGTAACTTTTAGTAAAGCCACCTCACTGAGCGCGGAGTGGGATGGCGATAACACGAGCGCAACCGCTACATTCTCGGTGGACGCAATCCAGAACAATGACGGAACGGATACGACCGTCGCAACAACCTCAACGGAAATCGAAGTAAAACAGAACAAAAACGCATGCTGGATCGCATTAAATGGAGCCAGCGGAGGGAAAGCGGACGGAGCGATCATCGCGAGGATTGATAATCCTCAATATGGAAACGGATGGGCCGCGGCCTATGCGAAGGTGACGCTCCCGACGACATCCAGCACGGCAAAGAGCTTCGACGTCAAAACACCGCCAAGCACCGTTGACGGGACGGAGAATACCGAAACATACACGATGAGCAGCGCGACAAACGACATCGCCGTCGTCAAGAACAAGGCCGGGACCGTCGTAGCCCGGCTGGAACACGGGATGTACAGCGCGGGAGCCGCGAGCGTGGCGCCCAGCTCGCCGAATCTGCAAAGCAAAGACCTGACCTTCAGCAACGGCGACACGACCACTGTAAAACCGGATTCCGGATTCGACGGCCTGAGCAAGGTCATCGTACGAGTGCCTAAGGGCCGCGGCATGACCAGCATCAGCCTGTCGCGGGGCTCCTACAACTCAAACAACCAGACCTATACGTATACCGTACAGCTGAGCGACAAGGGAAGCAACTGCTCAGCCTGGATCTAAACAGGGAAAGGAGCAAAAAACCATGATCGATGAACTGATACAGAAGCTCAATATCTCCATGGAAGCGGTGCAGAACCTTCAGATTCAGCCGACGGAGTACAACGTGAAACGGATCCTGCAAAGCCTTCAGGCGATGCGGGACGCAGGGGCGATAGCCAGGGAAATGGCGCGGAAAATCGACGATATGTCCAAAGAGAAAGAGACGGCGGAAGGGGCGGAGGTGTGACGCATGGCCAGAGAGTCATGGATTCACGCGGATCTGAAGAAACCGAGGGAGATTCATTCCATCGGGGCCATTTTCGCCGGGGAACGCGGAGGGAACCTGATCGGATGCGAGGTCACGGAGGACGGGGAGCCGGTTACTCTGAGCGGAACCGTCCGAGGATATGTCATCCTGCCGGACGGGGAAACCATCACCATCACGGACGGAACCATACAGGGGAACCGCGTAAGTATCCTGCTCAGCGATCCATGCTACGGGATGGCGGGAGATATCCGGATTACCATCAAAATCAGCGACGTGACCGTGTGCGCGTGCCGGGGATGCGTATGGACGTCATGGACGGCGGAGGTTTAGGAGGGAATCATGGTATTTGAAACATGGCTTGTCAGCGATCTGAAAAAACCGATGGAGGTTGTCAGGCTGACCGGGAATCTGTTTTCCGCGGACAATCAGGGAAACCTGATCGGCGTCCGCATCCTGGACGACGGAGAGGCCGCCACGATCTCCGGAGCCGTAAGGGGATACGTTATCCGGGAGGACGGGAAAACCGTCGTCGTTCCCGGAACGCTCAGCGGGAACGAGGCGAGCATCATCCTTCCGCGGGGATGCTACAACGTGCCGGGACCGGTGAGCATCGTGATCAAGGTGGACAAAACCACCGTCGGCGCGTGCACCGGATATGTGTATCAGACAACCACCGAATCTCTGGTAGATCCGGCGGGCGAGGTTCCGTCCATCGCGGATCTGATGGACGCCGTCGCCACCGCGACCGCGGCAGCCGGACAGGTCGAGAACGCGGTTCAGGCCGCGGCGAGTGCGCTATCCTACGCGAGCCAGGCATCCACGAACACGAGCCACATGAACGCGGTTTTCGCTCAGAATATCGCGGAAATCGAGGAGGACGTGGACGACGCCATCGCGGAAATGGACAGCCGGATGGACGGTCAGGACGAAACGATCTCCGATTTCATCGAGAATTACGAAGAATACGAACAGAACGTTTACGATCTGGCGGATACCGCGAACGGGACAGCCGACGAGGCCAACGCGAAGAGCGATCAGGCCGTGGACATCGCAACGCGGCTCAGCGCGGCCATCACCATGGCCGGGATCCCGCTGCAGGTCATCAACCGGCCGAATCTGCTGAAACAGAACTATGGATATCAGGTCAACCTGCCATCGAGCGAGGTTCTGACCAAAACCATCACCATCCCGGTTGAGGACGCGACCGCGGCGGCAAGCGCGCTGACCTTCACCATCACGGACGAGAACATCACGGCGAATCATGTGATTCACTGGGGGAAGTGCAGCAGTTACAACGTCATGTCATGGAGAGACATCACCGGCGTTTTCAGCGCGGGAAGCGCGGTCATCACCGTTCCGGCCCGGAGCGGAGCGCACGAGGCCGCGATCACGGTCACGCTGTATCTTTGCACCGTGACGACCGGAATGCTGCCCTACGGCGAAGAGGCGCACGGCTACGGATCCAGCGCACCATGGATGAAATCCACGAGTAATCCGGAATATCCGGGAGGAGACGTGATCGACGGAATCAGCGAGCGGATCATCAATCTGGCCGCGGCGGATCAGATCGAGGATGACGACGGGGAACTTTATACCACCGCGATCCAGTACAGCATCATCGCAAACAGCGCATGGGGGAACGCGGACTGGCTGGTATTCAACTACGGGCAGGTGTACGAGCGGAAATATCCGGCAGGGACGACGGAGCCGAAGGTCTACGGGGATATCCTCGCGATGGAACCGGGGCATGTCTACACGCTTTCCTGCTGGGCAAGGATTACCAGCGGAGAACGAGCACTGGTCAGCTTCGGATACGGCGGGAAATACGGGAATACGCCATTCAGAGGAGTCTACAGCAACAACAATGGTGTCCGATCCGAACCGGTGGAGGTCACGGGCGGAGAGTGGCAGCGGATCCACTGGCGGTTCGTGTTCAATCCGGACGGAGACTGGTTCACGTATACGACCGCGGAGGAAGAGGGCGTAAACGTCGTAACAAGGGTCGAAAACTGGACGAAGCGCGTTCTTTTCGGCGTGCACAGGAAATACACCGCAACGCTGGAGCTGTGCGGATTCCGGCTGACCGCGGGGAGCCTGTGGCAGCAGACGGAATATGATGAACTGTATGACAAGGTGCTGCAGCTGACAGGGAATCTGCAGACCGTCATCGCCGGTCTGGCGGATCTGACGGACAGAGTGGACGATCTGGAAGCGGAAACCATTGAAACACCGGCGGGATCTTAATTAAAGGAGGATATGAAAATGACAGCTTTACAGAGACGGGAAGAACGTGTCATCCGGATGTTCAAAAGGTGTGTGGAGCGGGGAACCATTCCCGCGGAATACGCCCTGATCCTGATCGAAAACGATCGGGCCTACGGATGGATGAGCGACGAAGCGCGGGAAGAATTCTGTGATTGGGTCATGGAAATCGAAGAGGCCCGGATGGCGGAGGAAGTGCCGGAAGAGCCGGCGGAGGAAGATCCTGAAGAGGAGCCTGAAGAGGAACCGGAAGAGGATCCGGCGGAGAAAGGTGAAAATGATTCTGCGGGCGACGGTGACAGCGGAGACGTACCGGGAGAAGCTGGCAGCGCTGAAGAAGAAGGCGGAGAGAACGGCGAAGCGGAAGAAGGCGGCGAAGCATGATCACGCTGCCGAAAAGTCTGCAGGAAATCGGGGATGAAGCCTTTTCCGGATGCACGGCGATGAGCGGGGAAACCGTCGTGATTCCGAAAACCATGGAGAAGCTGGGAAAACAGGCTTTCCTCGATACCGACATCGACGGAATCACCGTCGTAGATTATGAGGAGCTGGAAAATGGCTAAAAAAACAATGGCTCACTATGTCGCGGGAACCATTGTCCGGAAAGGCGACCGGATCGATCTGCTGAAAATCTGCACGGCGGAAACGAGCCCTGGAAAACTGCTGCCGACGGCGGAGGATTACTGCAGGGCATACAAAGAGAAGCTGGGGAAATTCGGGCATATCGATCACCTGCGCGTGATCATCAACAGCACCGGCGGGAGCTTCTACAGCGCCGCCGGCATCCAGCAGGCCCTCCACGAGATGACGCGGGGACGGAAACCGCAGATCGGACGGATCAGCATCCTGATCGACGGGGCGTGCTCCTCCGCGGCTACCTATGTCGCCTTCGGGCAGTATGAGAACGAGGCCGTTTTCATCACGCCCGGAAGCCGCGTTTTCATCCATATGCCGAGGGTGTACGAATACACCCGGACGGGCGGGATCTGGGAGGTGATCAAAAAGGCAGGGACGCTGATCACAAAGCGGGCTTTCGTCGAGCTGTACCAGAGACGGACCGGGGAAAAACGATGGAAAATCCGGAGCTGGATGCGGGAGGGACACACGTTCACCGCAGAGGAAGCCGTGGAGATTGGATTCTGTGACGCGATCATGAAAAGGGCAGATTTCGAGAGATTGGGAGGCTGAGACAATGGATGCGGCTGTTGCTTTCGCCGTCGGGCTGATGGTCGGGGTTCTTCTGGGGTTCTTTTACG